TTGAACTATATAATGATTCGGAATAACGTGTTTTACTCGTTCCACTTCGGCCATGTTATCCATGGTATGTGGCGTATTTATATATACGAGGTCATCTTCTATAAACACTGCTGTCTGTGAATCGCCGGAATTCATACACACAATTTTATCGGAAAACACTTTCACGATGGAAACCGTGGACCCCGAACAAATCCATCTTGTTTTATGTCCTTTCGCATGATTGGAAAGGTTCGACACATTTGCAATGCGTTGTTCTATCTTTTGGATGGGATTTGAATTACATACATAAGATGCCATGTCCATGTTTCGAATTGTCTGTATTACATCATCTGTTCCGTGTCCGTCGAATGCCGCGATCCAGTAGCAAGATTCGCCCGTTTCTTCGTCGATGCAGGTTCCGCTGGTAATATGATCTTGTTTTTTTCCCAATGGAATCACCGCGTGTTCAATGCAGACGGCATGGGTCTCCGTAGAAAATTCTTTGATATCAGTTTGGCAATTCATTTTATTTCTATTGGTCTTTGTAGTTGGAATAGAAATAAAAAACAGTTTCAATTTTGTTTGAAATAGGACGCTATCATGAAAAACCAGAGTATATTATATGTTATATGTCAATACGTTTAATTTCATCGTCATTTTCGTCAATTTTCATTAATAGTAAATGGTCACGATATATGTGTTTGTCAAAATCTAACAATAAAAAATCAAAATCGAGCGATGGATATTTGTTTTTAATAATGTTACTCAAATCGGATATATCACCTTGTTCTGTATTTGGTCTGGTCAATATAAATGTAATTTTGTTTTCACTATTCAATAAATCCTTTATATTTTGTATCCTTCTTTTATATCGATTTATAAATTCTTCGTAATTGTTGGCGGTATAATGATTTATACCCCCTTTCCAGCGTTGACTAAGAAATAATTTTGCATGACCGGGCGATTCGTGATTGAATAGAAATTTATATTTGTTATTATAAATCATAACGTCACCGTCTCCGTTTGTGTTTAACCATTTTGATTCTTTGGGTATTTTTATCAATTCTAAATATTTGATATCACATAAACATTTGAAATCGTCATTTATGCAATCCATTATTCCTTTGTAGTTTGTAATCATTTCGTCAAACGGGCACGTTTTATATCCATTTATTTTTGTATTTCTTACGCCAAGAGATACACCTGTTGTCGCACTATGACAATTCCAACCTAAAGATATACCTTCTGTCATGATAGATACAATTTACACGGAATTGTATTTATATCGGTTCCCGAATAACAATGATGATTTGAGCCGACAGTTTACACCGCTGACCCCGAAGAATTAAAATGTCCCATTTTACACCTTTTCGCATTCAAAATGCGCAAAGGCAACGTTACCTTTCACTCATTTACGCCCACTTTGTGGGCGTTTTAAATGAGAAAAGGTGTAATTCTTCAATGGTTTAAATCTGTGAAAAATGTATAACCCGAGGAGGTTCTCCCGTAACATGATCCAGATCTTCGATATTACAAGGATATTGATATAATTGATATTCCGAGGGGGCGGTTTCTGATTTATGTTCAAGCACGACATTGACTTCGTTGCGTAGTCGCCGTAATTCCACTGTTGCGGGGAGCAATTCTTCCACTTGAATGCGCACGGCTTTTTCTAACACTTCCTTGTTTTTCGACTCTTTGTATTGTTCTAACAAGGCGTGCACTTTTTCTTTCGCATAAAAAATCGTCTCTTGCTTTTTTTTTGCCTCTTCCTTCTTCTCTGGGTTAAAGTAACAATCTGTATATTCTTTTGTCAGATCATCATAGGCTTTACTATTCGCATTGTAAGCCTCCAATGCCTTTTTGAATAATTTCACAGACTTCTCTTCTGTCACATAGTTTAACAACGAATCCAACTTTTGTTGAATGATCATATCTTTCATATCCATGATATCCTCTTGATAAATATCCAATAAGTAAGATAGCGGGGCAATCGCACCAGTAAATATTTCGATATGGAGAGAACATGGCGATTTTGTATTCCCACATACGGCTCTATACCGGTTGTTTTTTTTCGAAAACACGGTTCCGCCTATCTCATTGCACTTTATGCACCGAGGTTGAGCCGAAAGTGCAGCGGCGCGCTTTTTGGATACAGAACCTTTTGTTTTTTCAAAGAGTGTTCTCCGCATTTTATGCAACTTATCTTGGTAGTTCTTTTGTAATTTAAAATAGCGTTTCAATGCATCCAAATAATTTTTGCGAACACGATCTTCGGGCTCGTCACTGTCTATGGGTTTTCCATTCATCGAAATTCCTGTGACGTCGGAATTTCGGAATTGAATGGAATACGCATTGTCTTCGAGTTGCATATCTTGAATTCCGGCGGGGAGGTTGAGAACCAGTAAAATTTTGTTATTATTTGCATGTAAAATAGTCAGGTTCTCCAGACCACCTACATCTAACCGTGTAATTTTATTCGAGTCGCATTCCAACTCCTGAAGTTTGGCCGGCAATTTCTCTATCACTTCAAATTCGTTGTTTGAAATATTGAGTTTCACCAAATTTTCGAGCCTTGAGAAGTCCAATGTTTTCACATAGTTGTGTTGAATCGAAAGTGTTCTCAACGACCGTGGCAACTCCTCTAAATCAAACAAATAATTGTCCTCACAAGTTAGATTCCATATTCCCTCCGGTAAATTCGTGATACTGGTAATCTCTCCCTTTCCAAGAAAAATCGTATTGACACGCCCCATACCCAGTTCTTTCAAGATCGAAAAATCCAAATCCCCGTGAAATTCTTGAGGCAGATACAACTCCATCATAGATTTCGGGACGTTTTCCAATGCATTTCGCAATTGATTCTGTGCGATATTGTTTTCTTCAAGGATTGACTTGCGTTTTTCTAAAATAATGTTCATTTACAGTATTGCTAGATAATAACAATGCGAATTCTACGGGTCTACGTCGTTGTAAATGGCAAATCGGTAATTCCCGTCCCCTCGGATTGTGACCTCTTTTTTTGAAGATCTTGGTAAAATCGGATTTTCGATAACACATACTCTTGGTCGCGTAACATATTTTGTCGCTGCTCATATTCGCTCACTTTTCGTTGGCTACATGAATACAATATAAATGCAGCGGCACCAACAAAGATGACAAACACGCCAATGTTTAATACATAATAGTAAACGCCCACCCTATTTTTATGACACTGTTGTAGGTTATAAAATAAATAGTTTTTTGCGGAAGGTTCGATTAAATTTGGGGTCTCGGAAACTGAATTGGAGAACATTTACTATATACACCGATGAAGATTTAAAATCTTCATCGGCAACGTTACCCTTGAAAATATTCAAGGGTGTATACAAGTTGTGTGTGATTTTTTGGGCAGATTGCCGAAAAAATCATGCGTTTCGAAAATTTTACAGATTCATCACCAACCACAATACGAACCAATACGATAAAATCGCAATGGCAATCGATGCGATCCATATCGGAATAACCGTCTTGTCGCGATATCCTACACCAAATGTGCGAAAGCCACCGTTTTCCGTATATATAAACCCCGGTTTTGTGATATGAACCCCCGTAAATAATAAAATAAAGAATAGAATGGCCACGCTTAATTTATGATTTCGAAGAAATAGTTTTATACCGTTCATTGAATTTGGTTCCTGCTATATACTAGCAACAAAAAAACTCGCAATGGTCTACTCATCCCATCGCAATGGTCTACTCATCCCATCGCAATGGTCTACTCATCCCATCGCAATGGTCTACTCATCCCATCGCATTGGTCTACTCATCCCATCGCAATGGTCTACTCATCCCATCGCAATGGTCTACTCATCCCATCGCAATGGTCTACTCATCCCATTCTTGGTCTTCTTCGTAATGTGCTCCATCCATATAATTTTCGCCTAAATTCAAGATGTTATACGCCTCTTCATCATAGAATGCGTCAATGTCGGCGTTTTCTTTTTCCTCCAAGTCTTTCAACTCCATTGGCAGTTCATAAATATCCATGGCACGTTCCGTAACAACATCTGTTGTACCAGCATCCAACTCATCCAGTGCCCTTAACATAAGTTCAACGCGCTCTCTATCATAGGTCTCCTTGTCATATTTGAACAGACCTGTTTGTTGACCCACATTCCATCTACCAAGCCGATAATTTTTAAACATGTTCTCAATACCACGCTCTTCGATCGTCATATCCCCTAAATATTTAATAATACCACGCTTTTCCTTTTCTTTCGAACGATTTACAAACTGCATAATTTCGGCATAGGATAAGTTCACTGCTTTTTTGTTGTCTTCTTCTATGTTTAAAAAGGAATATAACAACGCGCACACTCGTTCTTTGAGTTCGGTTAGATTTCCGGTTACAATATCGATTTCCCTCAAATTTTCTTCTTCCTGTGCTTCCTCCCCTTCCGGGATATTCATCGTAGAAGATCCCACCAAATTGGATACATTTTTGGAAGATGTAATCGTCGAGCGACGCTGTTGTTTTCGCTCTTGTATATCCATTTGTAATAAATCTGGATCATACGAGCAATTGATATATTCGTGTATTACGGAATAGAAACTATACACAAACAACAAATGCGTAGTAGCCGTGTCAAACAAGGAATGCCAAATTGCATCCCGGCTCCCCTCTTCGTCATTTACAGTTTTTTTTATTTCTGTATATACTGGTATATGCTGTGCAAATAAGTTCAAGTCCACTAAACGTATACCAATCTCTTGTAATAATCGTAATAAGACGGCATCCTTTTTGAATTTCTCAACCTCTTTGTAGTATTTTTCCAAGAACTTTTTAATGTCGGACGCATGTTGTTCCGAAAACCCCCAGTGGTTTGGCACATTTTTGAAAAATTCGCCATCGTTGAGTAAGACGGAGGGGTACACCTTTGACATCGTATAAATCGCATTTTGTAAGTATTGTGTCACGGTATGTAGTTCGTCTGCCGAAGAAGAGTCGCTTTGTCCGCTTGGTCCGCTTGACCATTCCTGAATTTTGGATAAAAATTCAGCCAATCGATTGTATTCTATATTGGAAAGATTCCCATGTTTATCAAAAAAGGTCATGATTTCTGTATATAGTTTTCGATTCGTTTTCAACAAATAGTTTTTCAATCGCTTACGTTCTTCGGTCGGTTTTTCAGAGAACACTTTTGGGTTATAGGTTTCAAACACATCATTTAATAATTTGCGCAAGGGTTCTTCGACCACCGTCGAATTTGTAGTATCGAATTTCTGAAGAATGTCTTTCCATGCATCCAATGGGGTAAACACGGGTGGGGCCGGTAAATGTATCGTATTTTCGCCATCCAGAATCGACATCATCTGTTTTACATCTTCCGCCGTATACCGTTTCCCGTTTTTCTTTAAAAACTCCATTTTTTCTAAGATGTTCCAGGAACGAACATACCCCGATGGGCGACCCGAGCACACGACGGCCAATTTTTCCGGAACAGGTAAATCGCGGTCAAAATTGCAGTATTTTATCATGGCGCTATAAATCGTTTCATCGTCATATCCGGACGATGGAGTTGGGTATCGTATACCCGTGAATGCGGGGTGATAAAACATGGATGCTCTCGACAACGTCTTCACATCATCCAAGATATCGATTATATTCTTTGCCGAACGCAAATACAAGGCAATATTGTTATCTTCCTCGTTAAAATAATAGAGTGGGCTCTTACTGCTCGACTCGTTACAACAGGCATTTTCCAAAAATGGTATTTTTGACGCAGTTTTTAACACCAGCTGTTTCTTCGTTACGATTTTATTTATGGATTCAATAATACCAAACCCAAATTTTGCCACCTTACTCTTTGCTACAAAATAGGATTGGAACTGGTCCATGTTTCTTTTGTTCATGAGTTCCATAAAATCACTCTTAAAATCACTTCCTACATTTCGAAGCGAGGACATATTATCCAAAGGAACCACGGGTGGTAAAAAGTGGTGCCATTTCGAAATGTTATGTTCCTGAATAGAAACCATTTCCGGGTATAATACCATATATTCGCGTTTATTTACATACATTGCATTTACGTCATCGCGGGTTATGATATGTGTCTTCAAAATTTCTTCTATGCGTTTTGCAAAGGTTTCGGCGCTGAATTTATAAATCGATTCCCATACAGATATATTACTGCGGAGTTTATTCAACACGCAAGAAATGTATTTTATACCCGTGGTGTCTTCCACACCATCTAGAGGATACCCGCTTAACGACCGAACACATCCGGGAAAACTCTTTGTTGTTTTGAAGGATGGTGTTGCGGTTTGAATGGCCACTAGCAAAACACTCGCCGTAATGAGAACCAAGTTTTGATTTTTATAATCTTTGTAACTGGATATTTTCTTGTTTTGTTTTGCGGACATTTCGATCTTTTTCAAATACTTTGCCTCACTAATCAACGTTTTTTCATACACCTCACTGGATATACGCAATACGGTTTCGGTTATACCTTCGATTGGAATATCAATATTCGAACAAATGGTAGACAATATATTATAGACGGTTTCTGTGACTTCGTTTTCAAAGACGGGTTTCTCTTTTTTTTGCAAGGCTTCCATGACCACTGTCCCCAAATCCTTTTCCAAAATATCATGGGTTGTAATACGACGACCCACATCGTCGAACCCTTCTTCACTACTGAGCTCTCGTTTGCAAAGCACATATCCACTATGTTCATCAATCCATGAATCACCGTCATCACTCAATTTACCACAAGTTGTGCAAAGCTCGTCTTGTTTCACGGCGTAGTCACCACCCTGTATAAAGGTTTCCGCCAATTGAAACAAAGATGCAGGCATGAGTTTCGTGTTGGTTTTTAAACAATATTTCCAATAGGGGCTTTCTTTCAGTTCGGCCACCAAAGGTTCGCGACAAAATTTCTCTACGAATCGGCATATGTCATACTGTTTTTTTGTAAAATCATCCTGGCCCAAAATCATATCGCGCAACTGCAAAAAGGGTGATTCTATTGCGTCTGATTTGGCCGCCTGTTTTCCCAATTCATTGGCAAGATAATCCGCTTTATGACGTTGAATCTCTTTCAAAAGCGTGGTTTTTGATATCATTCTCAAATAATAAGCAATATTCCCTTCCAATGTTTTTTCCAATTCATCTACGCTGACTTCGTAACGCTTATCAAATTCGGCCAGCAACCGTTTTTTCGATATCGCATTGAATCGTTCCGTAGTTTCATCTCTGGATTCACACACCTTTGTGGATGTGTTTTTATAGCACGCGGTGCGAATATTACAAAACAAGGTTTCTGTGTCCAAAAACGCGTTTTCGTCCAAGTCGTTCTCTTTTATCCAATAGTTGTTCTTACGACGATAATAGTATAGTTTTCTTCGGGTAAACCCCTCCCTTTCGATGTCTTCCTTTTCTTCGGGCGTGAGTGTTTCCGGGTCGACATCCTTTGGCAATTTGGGTTGAATTTCTAACATTGCATAATTCCCGTCCTCCACCATTTTCTTTTTCGATATCAATGTAATCGCCATGCTTTTCGCAGTTTCTTTCGAACAGTTGTGTTTGTGTATCAAGTTCTCCATTAAAAATTCCAAAAAGAGGTCAGGGTTCATTTCCTTTTGTTGTGACTTGTATTTGTCAAGGATTTCATAGGGCGTATCATCAAATTCTTTGTCATAATAGAGAACATCGATATTGTTGTCTTTTTGTAACTCGTTTAAAGAAGAATATTTTTTGGATAAATAACGACGATTACAGTCACTCGGTTTAATCTTTTCCAAGTCCGACATATCTTCCATATCATGTTGAGTTAATGCGTCCATCATATTTTCAGGAGTAATTAGCGCAATCATCATAGACCCAATAATGTTATTATATAAATTTCCATTGTCGGTTTGTAACATACGATGCAAAATTTCTTGAGAAGAAATTTTTGTTTTCTCTTTGTCGGCCGATAAAAACGCATAACTTTCGAAAAATGTGTCCGCATACTCCTTTTTTTCCGAAAACAGACCCAGAAGAGGAGCGGGTTTCTCGGTCACACTATAGTTTGCATTGGATAATTCAGAAAAAGATTTGAAACGCGCCTGATACTTCTGATGGAATTCGAGAAGACGCTCTTTTATCAAATAACGTATTTCCATATACTGTTTATAGGTGATGTCGGTGGAATAAATCATGAAGGGTTCGAGTTGTTTTACCACATCCAAAAACGTCATTTTATTTTTTATGTATTTCTTTACGAGTTTGATGAGAAACCTCGTTTTTGGCACAATGACATCCAAAAACTTTTCGAATTTTTCTTCCTCAGAAAATAATGATTCGTCCAAGGAGAACTCATGAATTCCCTTTAAAAACCCACTATTGGTGTCCTTTTCCAATTTATCATAGTCAAATTCTTTGGCAAAGTCATCAATCGTATGTGGCACAATGGATGTTTTTTTACGAAAGGCTCTATATAATAAAAATGGAGTTTGATGTAAATTGGATTTTTCCAAAATACTCGAACTGTGCCCTTCTGTTGCGGAATAACGCGATACACTCTCAGGTAGCATAAGAAGTGATTTCACTGTCATTTCGTCATTGGGTGTCATCTGCCGTTTCGTAAATATCGTTTTCCCTGTTTTCATAACTTGTTCTTCTAGTTTGTTCGATCCCAAATTATATTTTTGTAATACATATTGGCGTTTCGAAACATCCTCGTTTTTATAAGTGCTACTATTGAAATCGTCCAAATTATCAAGGATGGCTTCTATGTTTGCAGCAACATTCAGTGTGCCCAATCCGCGGTGTTTGTCCAATGGTTCTTGAAACGGCGTAAGCCGGTTCTCGATTTGTTTATACAACGTTTCGTATTCCAATGCCGGATTTCCAGATTTCGGTTTCAAAAAATCGGTCTGCAACTGTTCGAGTTCAGCCACCGCGTCTTTGGATGTTGTTTGTATGACATCGTCTGTGTCAATCCCATTATTCACGTCATATAATATACGACGGTTTTTTGTTACAGGCAACACCCATTGTAATTTTTGTTCCATATTTTTAATACGTTCGATAAGTGGTTTATAATAAGGACCCACCGTTTTTGCATCATAGATGTTTTGGTTCTCATCGATTTTGGAGAACTGGGTTCGCAATTCTTTAAAGCGAGTGATAATAGTATGAACATGATTCATTACCGTTGCCGTGCGCTGTTGGTTGGGTATAGTAGACAATAACTCATCCATGAAATCATTCGTTTGTTCGTCGATTCCATATCGTTGTTCGTGTTCCGGAATTTCCACCATCTGTGTGATCGCTCCTATCTTTTCTCCCAAAAAGATGGCATTCGCTTCTACATACAATTCTTGTAACGTATCGAATATGTTCGGTTCTGTGGCAACTCCTTCCGGGATAGAAAGAATTGCCTCGCCGGTTTCTGTGTATTCAATATTGGCTTCTTCTTTCTCGATTTCCTCAGGTTCTTCTCCTCGGTCTATGGATTGCTTCAACAAAAGCAAAGACCCGTATTTTTTTAAGGATGCCGGTTTATCACGTAAGACAATGTTTTCGATCGGTATGCGTTCCGGAATGCCTTTATATTCAAAATCAATGTAAATAAACATCATTTCAGGATACGTCACAATCTCAATCATATCTTCAATCAAATTTGTAATTTCGCCAGTAATCGTAGTGGGTATGTCGCCACCAAAATGAATGGTTATCCATGTATTTGGCAAAAGACGGTTTTGTCGAGCATACCCTTTTTCATCCGCGCGATTTAATAAATGAATTTTTTCAATAGATTCGTCGGATATTTGACCATTTTCCAATAAAGATATTTTATAAAAATGCGATGTTGCCACGTTCACCAATTTTATTTTTTCATTATCAATATACGTAATGAGAGCCGTCATCTGATGAATTTCTTCATTCGTTGGGGCAACAATTTCGATGATGTCCCCCAATTGTAACGTAATTCCGCGACTTGGCAAAGGCTTGTCGACGTCTACGTCTTCTATGTTTTCTACGTCTTCTATGTTTTCTACGTCTTCTATGTTTTCAATGTCGTCTATGTTACCCTCCTTTTCATCTTCTATTTTAATTTTACTCTGTTCCATTATATAGTAATTCAGTATATTCTACTATACAATACATATCTAAATAAATTTTATGCAATTACATATTTCCATGGACGCACAAAATAACATAAAGTGTATCCAGCATAATAGAATAGCTAAAATTTACAATCCATGGATCATTCTGTTCCACCGATATCACCATTCTATGTCTTAGATATGCATAGTTGGACTAAAGATAAAATTCGACATAAAATAGTAGCCACGACAAAACGCCTCTATTCCGTGTTGAATTATAACAAATTGGGCGTATGTTTTAATGATTTCAACACATTGAAATACCGATCCGCCATCTTTTCATTTCCGGAAAAATTACCGCTTAGTTTTTCGCCACCCAAGTCTGTTTCTTGGGAATCATTTCAACAATCTTATATGTATCACGCGCGTGATCCGGGTGATCAGGTGGAACTCATATTAAAAAACTCAGCGGAGTTGCATGTGAATGAATACATAGAAGGTGTGATGATACATTTATTTTACGATCCGCGCACTTCGTCCTGGGAAATCGCCACCAAGGGTGGGGTCGGTGGAAAATATTCTTATTATGGAAATTTGAGCAAAGACCCTATGAACTCCGAAAAAAGAAGCCGACCTTACTTTTACGATATGTTTATGGAAGCATTCCGTGAAAATAAGTCGGCGGACATCAATACACTCCCCTTTTTAGAATCGTTACCCAAACATATGTGTTATATATTCATGTTACAGCATCCCCGGAACAAAATTGTATTGCCCATAAAGAGACCCGTATTGTATTTAATACGTGTGTATTATGTTATGAAACACGGTGTGGCCTTCATATCACCTAAATATTATGAACAATGGTATATCTTCCGAAATATGAAAGGAATTGTTGAATTTCCCAAACAGTTGGAGTTTGAAACGAAAACGGATGTGGAATCCTTTTTTCAAACGGAAACAACATCCGGTGGGAATTGTATAACACCTGGAGTAGCCATTACAAATGAGTTTACAGGAGAGTTAACAATTCTAAAAAACCCACATTATGATGTATTAAAAACACAGCAAAAATTAAAACCTCTCACTCAGTATCAATATCTTTGTCACCGTAGAATGGGAGGATCGGACAACTATTTACAACTATTTCCACAATATAAACGCGTGTTTTTTTCGATAGAAAATGAATATATGAATTTCATAAAACATGTGCATCAATGTTATATAAACACGCATGTTTTTCAACGAATGGGGGTGGACTATGGCCCAAAATATGCAGTTCATATTCAAAACATACATAAGGAACTCTATTTACCCATGATGCGCGCATTTTCTCAAAAAAATAGAAGGAACGCAACCGCAAATCCGATTCGCCGTCCCAAAGTCACACAAGTCATGATTTTACAATATTTTGATAGAGTTGAACCACGCGAAATGCTATATATATTGAACTGGGACACGAGAGAACAAAATTATGCTTCATTGCCTGCATAATGAAGGGATAGTTTACTTAAATTTTGAATATACTTGGTAGTATGAGCAAGGTTCGATTCGCCCATGCTTTTAATGGGTTCTCTTATTTTATCAATCATTTTCATGATTTCGTTTGCATTTTTTACGGTAGTCAAGTCGCTCTTATAATCCTTATCGAAAAAGAAGGATATGTCCCCACTCTCGATTACGCCTTTATAAGGTTGATATACAAACGTATACCAGGATTTCGCAATCATAGTGGGGTTCATCTTTTTAATTGTCTCAAACGACTTTTTCGCATATACCAAGTCTGAGTTCTCGGGGAATACTTGAATAATATCATTGATAAAATCGAAAAAAAGGTTGTTAAAGGCGCGCAATAACGTGGATTTATCCACCTGGGTTTCGCGTTGAGTTTCCATGATTGTATATATTCAAATCGACGTGTTTTTATATAATTTTTCACATACACCTTTTCTCATTTCAAATGCCGATAAAAAATTGATTATTTTTTGAAACAAATTTATCAATTAAAAACCCAAACATGCCGCTCTATTTTGGCTTCCCAGTTACCTGCCAAGAGGCGTTTCGCCTATTTAGTTTAGATTTTGAACAAGTAAAATGTGACATAATGCAAAAACATAAGTTGGCTGAAAATATGTACATGGACTGTTATTTTGTAGACTACGCAAATAATTTCTTCAAAGGGAAAGATATAGAAATGAGAGTATTTTATACAGATAAGGGACAATGTATTTTTGGGTACAAAATAGAAAACACGTCCGGTTTTGAAAGGAAATTCTTAAAAGTTTGCGATTTTACGAATATACTTGAGACATTGAGAACTCAGTTTTGGCACGAAATCACAATTATAAATTGTGAGAAAAATTTTGATAAGATTACATTGGAACATATGGAAGATGAACCCGAAACTGTTGAAGGCATTGAACCATATATCGTCGAGTTTCATCATTAAATCGGCGTTTGAAATAAGAAAAGGCGTAAAGGCGTGACGCATCGTATCGGTCTATATACTATGTTGCATCATTGGCTGTTGTGGCGGCACAATTTGTGTAATTTCATCTAACCGTTTTTGCTGTAAGTTTTCAAGTGTAACATCGGTGGATATTTTATCTGGACGATACGTATCCGGTGGCGTGGGGATGAATTGTAAATCATCGTTTACCGATACGTAATTATACATTTGTCGCCTACCGCCACGGCCTTTTGCACTTAATTCTTCCGGAGAAAGATTATAATACGTGTATTGTTCGGACGTGATATTTGTTCCCCCCGCCGAAACTCCTAAAAAATACCCTTGGGGCTCACCGGTATAGTTTACGGATCGATCGGCCTCTTTTTTCATTTGTGGGTGCAAATGCTTCAATATGTCATCACCGAGCAAAATTTTATATTTTTGTTTTATCAATAAAAGAGCGGGGACGTTATGAATATTCGGAGGTAAAATCACTTTTCCCCCATTTTCCAATACAACATAGGATTGATTTGTCTTTGGGTCTTTCGTGCGTTTATCGATACATACAAAATTAATTTTATCCGCCATATTCACTTTTGCTAATGTTTGCAATAATTTTTGAGAATGTTTACAGTAGTTGCTATAGTATAATATATCCATGGATGTCGTATATATTATATTACAAATGGTTTTTAGGTGAGCCAACGAAATCGCGATCTTCCGGTGTTTATTTCATGGTTCCTTGGCACATGGAGTGCAACAAACGGTTTTGCAAATACATGATCGCGTAAATGGAAGCAATCGCCACCGCGTTCAAGTAAAAGCTAAACCCCTTCTTTTTGGTAATTCCCACCCAGAGCGACGTGGCGAGGAGGATCACCAAAAACACGAAGTTAAAGATGGCAATGAAGTAGAACAACACGCAATATTGTTTATCAAGAGGGCCGAAAATAGTCTCGTTCAAATCAGACATATTATATTGTATAAACAGAAAAAAAGATTTGTTTTGGTTGGGATTTCACCTAAACCCTTGACGAAATCGATCGAGTCCCTAAAGGATCGGCTCTTATTTTTGGTGGTGTAATTACAAAATGTAAATATATATGACAAAATGTGGATTTGCGCGCATAGTGCAAACGATTTCCCGCAAAATAGACACAAAGATTTTTCGCGAGTCTATATATAGACATGCTCGCCATCATTCAATTTCTGTTTTCCAAAAAATATGTGGTTCTGCCTAAAAAAACGGGCCCGAAATACCGTGTGAACCGATGAACACTATCCGCACTTTGTGCGGATTATAATGTTCAAATGTGTAAATCACCACTCAAAATAAGGGTCGCCGATTTTATTTCGTAATATGGTTGTCAAACATCGGTGTTCGAATGCGTTTTGTATATCGACCTTTTTCATGGCATAAAAATTCCATGCGATATCGATATAATTCGTTTTGTCTTTTGTAATTAGCGTTCCTGTCGGCCGATAGAAGTTATCAAACGATGCAACCTGTATCGTCTCTGGAAAAAAATCAAGTTTCGCATATCCCAAGAACCGCCCCGTGTGTTTCATGTTATTATTTGTGGCATATTTTTCTTTTGGCTCGATATAGTATTCCTTTCCGACCTGTAATTGACAAAATTTCACTCTCTCCATTTTCTAAATTTTGTATAATTCCTATACAATCGACATAGATACAAATTTCTAGAGGTATATCATAGACTATATTTTCAAAGCGATGGATAATGCAATACTATGGAAAATCATTGATAGTTATTTTCAAGAAAATCCGCAGGCTTTAGTGTCCCATCATATTGAATCTTATAACGATTTTTTCAAAAACGGTATTTTCCAAATTTTCAAGGAGAAAAACCCGATTACCTTAGAGACGAGATATGATGAAAAAATCAACGATTATCGCTCCAAATGCATTCTTTATTTTGGTGGAAAAGATGGAAAAAAGGTCTATTTCGGAAAACCTGTCATTTATGACGAAAATAACGCTCATTATATGTATCCCAACGAAGCGCGCTTGCGAAACATGTCGTATGGCATGACCGTTCATTATGATATCGACATCGAATTTGTTACTATTTTAGAAGAAGGCGAAGCCCCGTTTTTGGTCGGAGCAGAAGAAGCGACTGTAATGATCGAAGAGGAACAAGATGAAATTGCGTATAAAAATTTCAAAGAAACACCCGTTTCACAGAAGAAAGAGGAGGGGGATGGTGACCAAGAACCAGAAGAAGAAGAAATGGTTGGTGGTGCACCTGTCCAGCGGAAACGTCAAAAAAAGAAGGTCTTGTTAGAAATGACTCCTGCGCAACAAGCATTGTTTAAAGAATTAACGGAAAAATCTATCGTGGGTCCGAATAAACAAGTGCAAACCATGACTCTTGAAAAAATTTACTTGGGGAAATTTCCCATCATGGCACAGTCGGAATATTGTATACTCCATGGATTACCACCTGACGTGCGCCATTCTATGGGTGAATGCAGGAATGATATTGGCGGATATTTCATCATCGACGGAAAGGAAAAAACGGTGGTCTCCCAAGAAAAGTTCGCCGATAATATGTTATACATACGAGAAGTAAACGACGAAAACTATTTGTATTCGGCTGAAATACGATCTGTCTCCGAAAATGTATCGAAACCAATTCGCACCTTATCTGTGAAAATGGTGTCGCCTACTTCAAAATATACCTTTCAAAATATAGTCGTAAACATACCCAACGTCCGAAAACCCGTCCCCTTATTTATTGTATTTCGCGCCTTAGGTATTCTTAGTGATAAAAAAATCATCACCATGTGTTTATTGGACTTGGATAAATACGAATCCATGATCGACTTGTTTACTCCCTCTGTTCATGACGCCGGTGGAATTATGACACAACGTAATGCGTTGAAATACATTGCCACATTGACCAAGGGTAAAACCACAACACATGCGCTCGAAATCTTGGCCGATTATTTTTTACCTCATATTGGTGAAACCAATTTTCTTGAAAAGGCTTATTATTTGGGATATATCGTATTCCGCCTCTTATCTGTATATACAGGAATCGAACTTCCCACCGATCGTGACAATTTCAAATATAAACGCATTGAATTGGTGGGTTCTCTCATGTATGATTTATTTCGGGAATATTATACCATACAGCAACGAAAAATTCACCTTTTATTTGAAGAAAAGATCACGTATAATAAAGACATGTATGAGAACAATCTGTATAAACTCATTATGGAGAACTATGAGACCATTTTCTTAGAACGCATTGTGGATGCCGGCTTCAAAAAAGCATTCAAAGGAAATTGGGGGGCACAGTCGCACACGAAACGCATTGGTGTCGTCCAAGATTTGAATCGTTTATCTTTTAATTCGGCCTTGAGTCATTTGCGTAAAACAAATTTGCCTTTGGACGCAAGTGTAAAGTTGATTGGACCACGCGTGTTACATAATACGCAATGGGGGTTTTTTGATCCCATCGATACCCCGGATGGTGGGAATATTGGTATTCATAAACATTTATCGATTTCGGCGTATATAACGCAGGGATATTCGAGAGAGAAAATGTTGGATTGGTTACGCGAAATGGTGGATATGAAGAGGTTGGTCGATTGTTCTCCGGAAGTTCTTTCCACAATGACAAAAATCATCGTCAATGGATATTGGGCAGGAGCCATTTCGAACCCTATCGAAACTGTGGATAAGATTAAATTATTCCGGCGAAATGCGCTTTTACCCATTTATACCAGTGTCACGTTTGATATTAAGAAAAACACCATTTTTATTTATACTGATGCGGGCCGCATTTGTCGCCCTATTTTCTACAAAGACGATGAATCTGGAAAAATGTCGATTGATATTCCTGTGATCCATAAACGATTGAACGATGATGAATTTACATGGACAGAATTAATTACAGGGTTTCATAAAAAACATGTGGAGAACTTTTCACCAAAGAACTATAAATTCTATGAGTTTCAAGAGTTATATAAGGTTGCGAATTTGGAGGAAGATGCCAGTAAACGAAAACGCTTTTACCAAGAAAAAGCAGTGATTGATTATATTGACACGAACGAAACAGAAGATGCATTGATTGCACTCAGTAAAGAAGATATGGAGAAAAATCCCGATAAAAAATACACCCATTTGGAAATCCATGAGTCTCTTATTTTTGGAATGATGTGTAATATTATTAACTTTCCGGAGAACAACCCAGCCACCCGCAATTCGTTTTCTTGTGGTCAGAGTAAACAAGCATGTTCGTTGTATCATACGAACCACCAAGTCCGAATGGATAAAACAGCGGTGGTATTAGTCTCCGGTCAAACTCCGATCGTAAAAACACGCTATTTGGATTATATTAACCATGAAGAGAACCCCTATGGCGAAAACGCAATTGTGGCTATTATGTGTTATACGGGATATAACGTAGAAGACGCAATTTTAATCAACGAAGGAGCATTGAAACGAGGACTGTTTCGAACCACCTATTATAGTTGCTATGAATCACACGAAGAAAAAAGTTCGATGGGCGGGGTGTCGGTGAACAAAAAATTCACCAATATTGAATCCGAATCGAATGTTATCGGAACAAAACCAGGATATGATTATAGTAAATTGGATAAATATGGTATCATTCGAGAGAACACGCCGGTAGATGAAAAAACAGTGTTGATTGGACTCAGCACCAATGTTTCGTCGGACCAAGATCATAAACTAGACGCTTCGAAAACTCCCAAAAAAGGGCAACTTGGTATTGTGGATAAGACATTTATTACAGAGGGAGAAGAGGGAACGCGCATTGCCAAAGTCCGTGTTCGCGAAGAGCGTATTCCCAATGTCGGCGATAAAATGGCGTCACGTAGTGGCCAAAAGGGGACTGTGGGGCTTGTCATCCCGGAAGCCGATATGCCATTTACAAAAGATGGAATCCGCCCCGATTTAATTATCAATCCACATGCCATACCCTCCCGCATGACAATTGGACAATTGGTAGAAACCGTAGTGGGAAAAGCGGCGTGCATGTATGGTGGATATGCCGATTGCACTGCATTTAATAACAAGGGTTCCAAAATCGAGGTATTCGGTGAATTGTTATCGAAGGTCGGATATCATTCAAGTGGGAATGAAATTTTATACAACGGAATGACGGGAGAGCAAATCCAAGCCGAGATATTTATGGGACCGAATTATTATATGCGTTTGAAACATATGGTGAAAGATAAGATCAATTATCGCGCACTAGGACCACGCACGGCTCTCACCAAACAGCCGGTTTCTGGAAGAGCGAACGATGGTGGATTACGTATTGGTGAAATGGAACGTGACGCAGTGATCTCACACGGAATGTCCGACTTTTTGCGCGAATCCATGATGGAGCGCGGTGATAAATATTACATGGCGGTATGTAACCAAACCGGAATGATGGCGGTGTTTAACCCTGCAAAAAATTTGTTTTTTAGCCCTATGGCAGATGGGCCTATCCGTTATACCGGAACATTGGAAGGAAAAGATTTAAAAATAGATAGTGTGACTCGATTCGGGCGAGAGTTCAGCGTAGTTTGTATACCCTATTCTTTGAAATTATTGATACAAGAGTTACAAACCATTAACATTCAAATGCGGTTGATTACGGAAGACAATATTCAACAATTGGAAAATATGTCCTTTTCGACAAATATAAACCAATTGCTTCATGCTTCGGACATGGAGCCCAAAACGATTGTAAATTCAATTCGGGCCACGTTACAAGGAAAGAAAAAGGATGTGTATAAGGCGCCAATTAGTATTCATACACCCACACCCGAATCGGGCAGTATCGGGTACCCCAGCGATGTTTCGCCTGCATATCAACCTTCTTCGGAAGACGCAGGAAACGATAGTGTATCAAGTAGTCCTGTATACAAACCCTATTCGGAAGGATCTTTCGAAGAATCGAGTAAAAGCCCCCTTATTTACGAACCGGTTTCGCCCACATCACCGCCACCAGCGTCGGCGTCAGCACAAGCGCAAGAAGGAAGGATCTATGAGCCCGTTTCACCCACATCACCTCCGCCAAAGGAATTAACCGGCGGAACTGCGGAATCTCTTGACTTTTTATCGGAACAAGCAAAACAATATCAAGTCGGTGATTCTGTTCATTATCGTGGCGATGTCTTACCTACGCGCATATGGACAGTGGCTTATGTTGGCGACCGCTTTTTGAAGATTGAGACACCCATGATACATAACATGGAAGGATTAGACACAACCCTCATGGTTACGGCATTGGATATATATAAACCCACGGATTTCCCGACCACATTACCCCAAGTTCTCTCCCCAACGAATGAGGATATGATGATGCCATCTGTTCCTCTTTCGTTTCCAAATGGAACACCCGGC